GGTATACATTTGTTTCTGAGTTAATGTTTTATACATATCCCTACTATAATTAATATCCTCTAACGTGTCACTAGGAGAATAAAACCATTTTGAACAAAATTACATTCCAGTAATCTTAGTTTGATGAACTTCAAGAACACACTATCCCGCTCCTATTGTAGAACAGTCTTTCTTATCTCGGGTTGTGTGTTTTTCTATAGCTCGGACAATTTTGTCATGTAATTCCTTTGAACTTTAATCTATCTGTATAATTTAAATGGCTAAATCATCTCCTGCAGCGGTACAAAAGAATCTACTGTCCAACCAGGGTGTATCAGATATCCCCTCTATAACTAGATATGTATAGAAGAACAACAAATTTCTAATTGTGTTTCCTAATGTAGTACTCAAATCCCTACCAGACAAAGTTGTACCAAATAATTTAATATACAAAAAGTTTTCCCATGGTCTTTAATCGCAATTTTTGTAATCTTAAGGGAAATCTTTCTTAAAAATTTCTGTAATCTATTTGGGCCATTCAGGTGAATCACATTCGGGTAAATTTATAAATACAACGTTATCTTACTTGGACCATGCTTTGTCTATCTTATCTATTATATGATCTATGTCATTATTACCTCTCAGTTTGTCAAAATGTTTATTGCCTAACATTCTCTTAATGTATTATCTGAAGAATTTCTACATTTTGATTTCAGTCTCGTTCTGAAGTTCTTCATATTGAGATGAATCCCAAGCAGATCCGTCGATTGATATACACAATACTAACTTTGTAAAATCTATTTAATAATCAGGCATATTGTATTAACCAGTTCTTTGTCCCTTCAATCTTTTAATGAGTTCATCATGATCTAATCCATGTATAAAAGACAAATCCTGTTTACCAATCTTGATGAACAATTATTAAATCACTTCCAACAGTCCGGGAGATAAGTCTCCTTTAGAAAGAAAAGCTCTAGGTCTACTAGAACTTTCAAAATTGCCGTTCTCATCTTTAGTTTCAGTTTCGTCTCGCAAGAAAGTTTCTCCTGACTTGTTATTAGCTTTTAATGAAGTAACTAATGTGTCGTCGTTTGGATCTGAAAGCTATCTAAATAAGTTTAAGAGATAATTTGTACGCTTTGTGACGGGCCAATCCGTATGTTCGTTGACTTTCTCTACAGGATCATAATTGTCTATATAATCTTATAACTCCTGGTTTTATTCAGAAGCTTCTAACAAATATTCAAAATATTTATCGGACACTTGTCTGTAAACTTATAAGAATCTTTTAGAGGGTTTCGCTTTTCCAGAAAGTAATCTAGAAATAGCCATAAGTTTATTCTGCATGGTTTTCGAACTCCATTCAAATTGTTGTTAAAATTGAC